ATAATTTTATTGGATTTGATGAAGACACCTGTCAATGGATAACACCTGTGCAAGAGCCTGTAAATTATGAAGCCTAAATTATGTGCAGCTGGTGTGCAGTTAAGAGATCAAGTTGATACGTGGTTTCCAGATAGGAGTATTAAGAGTCCAGAAGGATGGTTGGGCGATAGTCGCCATTCCGCCAGAAAATCGGATCATAATCCAGACGCAAATGGGTGGGTCAGAGCAGTTGATATTAATTCTAGGTTGGAGTCATCCGATAGCCTCGCACCTTATCTGGCTGACCAGATCAGAATCGCAGGGAAATCAGATAAACGTTTATCATACGTCATCTACAACGGGCGAATATGCTCGAAGATATTAAACTGGAAGTGGCGTAAGTATTCTGGGGTGAATTCCCACAAGCGACACATCCATATTAGCTTTACAAAGCTAGGCGACACAGATGCAAGGCCGTTCGATATACCACTAATAGGGGGAAAAATTGGCTGATTCATATAATATACAAATAGATCAAGGCGCAACTTACACTTTAGCTTTAAGCTATAAAGACAGTGCTGGCGTGCCAATCAACTTGACTAACTATACAGCTGCTATGCAGTTTAGAAAAACAGTAGAATCAGCGACCGCTAGTTTATCTTTAACTTCTTCATCTGGCATTGTGATTACAGGTGCAACAGGGTTGTTAAACATAACCATTACAGCCACTCAGTCAAGAGATTTAGACCCTGATATTTATGTATATGACTTAGAGATTACATCAAGTGCAGGCGTTGTTACACGCTTAATTGAAGGTTCTGCAGTTGTATCAGCTGAGGTAACTCGATGAGTGATGACACCTTAACAGTCACTGAGGTAATCAATTCTGTGACAGTTACTCCTATCAATAATACAGTTACTGTTTCAGGGGTAGGTGTGCAAGGGCCTACAGGTGCTACTGGTGCTACTGGTGCTACTGGAGCTACTGGTGCTACTGGAGCAGCAGGGCAAAATGGCTTATCTTTAACTTACCAATCAGGATTTTATTATCGGACATTATTAAACACAATTGGCACAGTATCGCCAACACATGAAACAACTTATTACACGCCAATTTTTATCAATGGTTCAAACAATTATGATCGCATTGCACTTAGGGCGGTGTCTGGATTTTCAGGAACTGCAACAATTCGGCTTGGAATTTATGCAGATACAAGTGGATTGCCTAACACATTGGTTTTAGATGCAGGCACAGTTAGTGCAACCTCTGCAAATGCCACTTTTCAGATTACAATAAATCAAACACTAGCGACAGGATTTTATTGGTTAGCATTTTGCCAGCAAAGCACAGCACCAACAGCAGGGTCATACAGCGGTAATGCAGCCAGCACAATAAATGGCAATTTAAGTATATTTTCTGGTGGAACTGGTGCGCCAACATCAAACTTGATATCTGGTTACACCCAATCATCTGTAACTGGTGCGTTTGCCAATGCGGGAACTTTAACCGCAGCAACATCTAGCGTTTATACATGGATAAGGAAATCATAGTGAGCAAACTAATTACTTACGGCTTAGGCGGCTACGACCCAACCAAGCCAAATAACAATATTGTTGAAGAAATCGACATCCCAGATCAGGAGACAGAATGAAGATAAGCAAAAAACAGAAAGCGATACTAAAGTCATACGCACGTGGCGTATTGGTATCATTCTTAACATTTTTAGCAAGTAATGAATTAGGTTTAGATCCTGCCGTGTCTGTAATTGTTGCAGCTCTAGCAGGTCCAGCAGCTAGGGCTCTAGATAAATCCGACAGTGCTTATGGCATCGGTGCCGATGAAGCATGACACCTACAGAATGGGCTGGCTTTGGCGCTGGCGTTATAGCCGTGCTATCAGGCGGTCTAATAGGATTACGTTTCTTAGTTAAAGGCTGGCTTAACGAGTTGCGCCCGAATGGTGGCTCTAGTATGAAGGATCAATTAACACGGCTAGAGAAGCGTGTCGATGATCTCTTTATGTTAATCAGTAAGTCATAATTTTAATATGGCAACCACACGTAAACGCAAAAAGATAAATAGGCGCAGGGTGCGTAGAACACCTGACCCATTATCTAAGCTAGAAGTGTTTTATATTGCCAAGCACGAAATGTATAAAGCTGCACGCAAGGCTGGTTTTAGCGAATCCGTAGCGCTCTATCTTATGGATAGTCCAGAATCAATGCCAGACTGGGTAGTAGGCGATAAGGGCATTATCCCAGTTATCCCAACTCCTAGTGAGGATGAAGATTAGGTATTTAGTTATATCAGATCTGCAGGTGCCCTTCCATCACGAGGCAGCTGTAAAAAATGTTATCAAGTTAGCAAGGCGGGAGAAGTTTGATTCAGTATTGGTGGTCGGGGATGAAATTGATTTTAATACAATTAGCAAGTGGGCTGAGGGCACACCTCTGGCTTATCGGCAAACCATTCACGATGATCGGGAACTTACTAAGTCGATACTGTGGGATCTCAGTGAGTACAGCCGAGAGTGTCATATCATCCGTAGTAATCATACTGATCGCCTTTATAACACTTTACTAAAAGTCCCTGGCTTAATCAGCCTACCCGAATTACAGTACCCAGCCTTTATGGGTTTCAAGGATATGGGTATGGAGTACCACAAGACTGCCTATGAGTTTCACCCAGGCTGGATGTTAGCCCACGGCGATGAAGGCAATATGTCTCAGCACGCTGGTATTACAGCTCTTAACCTGGCTAAAAAATGGGGTAAATCAGTATTGTGTGGCCACACCCACAGACTAGGTATGAGTGCCTATGCAGAGGGCGTAGGAAGCCATTACAGGGCCTTATATGGGGTTGAGGTAGGTAATCTTATGGATAGGAAAAAAGCCTCTTATTTACGCTATGGAAGCGCTAATTGGCAGATGGGTATTGCTATACTAGAAGCCATAGGTAAGACCCTGACACCAACCCTGGTGCCAATAAACAAGGATGGCTCATTTACAGCATTAGGCAAACACTATGGGGCTTAATACAGAGTACGTCGAGCGCACTATCGATGACCATATCGATGACCTCGAAGATATTAACGTTATCTAATCGTTATACAAAAACACATCTAAACTATCCACAAAGTCGTACACAGGTGCAACACTATGCCTGTGCCACAAAGTATGTGTGCATAGATGGGGCTACAAAATGACACTTGAACTAGCTGTATATTTATTTATAGGGCTAAGTATGGCTTATTGGCTATTACTTATGCGGATTGATGATATGAAGCAAACGCATTATTGGCGAGGCCGTAAGGATGGCTGGGATATGCACCGCAGGATGATTCAAAACAAAATAAAGTCAGATGAGGTATTTGACTATGACAAAAACTGAGAAGCTGCTGGCAGATGTTGTCGACTTGGTGCATACAAGGGGATCGGTCTATGGTCACCCTTACACAAACCATAAAAGGATCAGTGAACTGTGGTCGGCATACCTCGATCATCCAATTACGCCTAGTCAAGTCGCATTATGTATGGCGCTCGTCAAGGTTTCTAGGCTTACTGAGTCTCCAGGCCACAGTGACTCGATCATCGATGCACTTGCTTACATTTCGATATACCAGACAGTCCTTGATGCAGAAACCGACATCAATTTTACCTGGGGGGATGACTAATGGCATTTGATTTGAGTCAATATGAAACAGTAGAAGAAAGATTAGAGAAGTGGTGGAAAGAAAATGAAAACGGGTCTATACAGACAGAACTTGTTAATCGGCCAAATGCTAATCCAGATGAGTTTGTGTTTGTGGCTCGCTTATACAGAACTACAGCTGATGCGGTTCCAGTTGCGACTGGTTGGGCATCGGAGATTCGCACTGGTAGTAGTTTTAATAAGTTTGCTTGTGAACTTGCAGAAAGTAGCGCAATCGGGCGTGCTTTGGCTAACTATATCTATTCAAAAAAAGGTGCAAGACCTAGCCGAACTGAGATGGAAAGAGTTACAAACTATTCACCAGCAGGATCAAGAGCTAGGGTTGTAGAAAATGTGTTGCGTGCTAGTTTTGCAGAAGATAAAAAAGAGCCGACAGTCTGGTCAGTTGGTGATGCAGTAGAAGCAATACCACTGCCACCAAAGGCGCAAGAATGTAAACACGGAGCGATGATACTTAAAGAAGGTATAGCAAAAACTGGCAAGAGTTATTACGGCTATGTATGCAGTGCTGCAAAGCCTGACCAGTGTGAAGCTAGATGGGCAAAACTTACAGCTGCTGGATCTTGGTTCTTCCCTAGTGATAGCGAAGGAGGTGAGTAAATGGGATATGTTGAAATTATACGTGATGGGTTCACTCTACGTTTAGAAGATGATAAGCGAACCCTCACGCCATCGATTGACCTATGCGTAGCTTGTAATGATGACAGGCTAATACATTCAGGTAATTTCTTGGTTTGTACACAATGCCACTGTAGGCAATAAGGATATTACCATAATGCACCCACAATTTCGATGTAACGGCTGTAAACGTGATACCGAGTTCCTATGGCTAGATAAGTTAGATACGCCAGAGGGATTTAAGGCTTATCAGTGTATGGACTGTGGTTGCGTTGGCATTAAAAATGTAGTAGAAGCTTTGCATATACCAGACTCGGATATATGCAGATGTGATAAGTGTGGTGGTTGGAAGTTTGAAGCCGTGGTCTGCCACACTTGCCAACTGATTGGAGCAAAGTAATGGGTTGGGACACAAAATGGTCATCCGAAGAAGATAAGTATTTATTAACTCATGCTGATATGGGAGCGAATTGGATTGGCCAACAGTTAAATCGTACGCAAAAAGCAGTTAATAATAGAGCTTATAAATTGCGTACTGGATTGGGCACTAAAAGAAAAAAATTGAAAATCAATCTTAAAAGTTACACAAAGCCGTGGAAGCAAAAACCAGTAATTTATCCACGTAAGCCAACTTGGCGGTTTATGCGTAATTTAGCTTTACAACGTGATAATTATCTTTGCGTTTATTGTGGTCAGGAAGCAGATACAGTAGATCACGTTTTGGCTAGGAGTAAAGGTGGTGGCGACAACTTAGATAATTTAGTGGCTGCTTGTCGTAGATGTAATACTCTGCGCGGAACAAGCTGCGCTGATTGCCCGTCTTGGAGAAAATTGGTGGAAAAGTAATGCCTACCTATGAATACAGCTGTAATGAATGCGGCACCCATGGATCAGTGCATAGATCATACGATGATGACAATGCACCTATGAGTTGCCCACGTTGTCACTTACAAATGAACAGAATCTATAGCGCACCTGGGCTTATATTCAAAGGTGGCGGTTGGGCCAAGAATGCCTGAAGCCACAGCTGAGGATTGGGCTAAACAAAACAAATTGCGCCAAGAATGGTTGGCTAATAATCCAGATGCTGATTACATAGGATGGACTTCTATATGACGACACGCTGTGTGACCTGCGGTTTTAATAATGGATTTGACAGCACGTGCTAGGCTCTAGTGAAGCAGTGGCTCACAAAGCCACAAGGCGAGCCCGACAGGGAAAGCTCGCAAGGTGCTGGCTAGTTGGGATCGCTCTATTCATAGTTTATCTTTGCTTTGTAAAGACTTATTCCGTTGCAGCTGATAATTACAAACCTATTCATTACAAACAGTACATACTCATACAATTAAATGACTTTGAAGAAGCTTATTGTCTAATAGATTTATACTCTAAAGAAAATAGTAGGTGGGATCCTAAAGCACGTAATGGCTCACACGTGGGCATACCACAAGGTAGGTCTAAGTATCTTGCTACTGTCAATGGTGTTAAGCAGATAGACTGGGGTATTAAGTACATTAACAACAGATATGGGTCTATGTGTAAAGCATTAGATCATTTTAAGCGTAAGGGCTGGCACTAATGAGTGAGCGTGCTATAGGTAGTGGCAAGTGGAAGAAGCTACGCATTACCATATTAGATCGTGATGGCTGGCAGTGTGCAATATGTGGTGGCCCTGCCGATACAGTCGATCATATAATTCCACGAGTAAAGGGTGGCGATATGTGGGCCAGTGATAACTTACAAAGCCTATGCAAATCGGACAACAGCCGTAAAGGCGGTCGTTTTTTTAGCCACAAGGCGACCCCCCCTGTCTTTTCATTTCTCTCCCTCATTCTT